TCTCGTAAGTTCTATATTGTAAAAGTAATCGATAGAGACCACGAAGAAGATGGTCCAAAGTTTTGGAGATTTAAACACAATTATAAGAATGATGGTATCTTAGATAAAATCATTCCAATTTGGAGAAACAAAGGTGATATCACTGACGCTGAAAAAGGACGTGACCTTATCATCGAGTTAACCAAATCGAAAACACCTGCAGGTAAAGAATACACAAGTGTATCAACAATCATGTATGATGACCCAACAGCAGTTCACGAAGAAAAAGAACAAGCAGATGCTTGGGTTAAAGATGAATTATCTTGGACTGATGTTTATTCTAAAAAACCTGTAGAGTATCTTGAAGCAATCGCTCGTGGAGAAACTCCAAAGTGGGATAGTGAAAAAGGTGGTTACGTTTATGGTGACTCATCTGTTGAAACTACTACAGTTGGTGGTGGTAGCAAATCTAAAGAAAAGATGGCTGACCCACAGGAAAACTCAGAAGTTGACACAGACTTACCATTCTAATTTATAACGGGTGGGGCTCGTCCCCACCCATTTTATTATTATTAATATGACTTTCAAAGAAGAAATTGAATTACAAATCAGAGACAATAAAACATTGTCTTTCGAGTTTTTCAGTCAGTTAAAAGACAAAAATTATTTTTCGGGTAGAAACAAACAAGTGGGTGATACTGTTTTGTTTGGTATGTTGAGAGAAGAAACCGACGATGAGGATGACATGCTAATAAAGTTGATTACCTTTCATGAGGACGAGATTGGAGAATTATATGAAGAGGACACAATGTTTTACAACCGAAACAAAACAAATAAATTACCCAGTATCAAAAGAATATTAAATGGCAATCAAGAAGACTAATTTCAATCAAGTAAAAGAGAAGTTCTCAACTTCAGCAAAATATAAACCTCAAAGGTTCCTTGACCTTGGTGAAGATTTTTTAGATGCCGTTGGACTTCCTGGTCCTGCCGTTGGACATTTGAATATGTTCTTGGGTCACTCAGATACAGGTAAGACAACTGCGGCAATCAAAGCGGCTGTTGACTGTCAAAAGAAAAAGATTCTTCCTGTGTTTATTATCACAGAACAGAAATGGTCATTCGACCACGCAAAACTTATGGGTTTTGAATGTGAGGAAATTGTTGACGAAGAAACAGGAGAAATGGATTGGGGTGGATTTTTCATCTTCAATAATAACTTCAATTATATCGAACAAATTACCGACTACATCAACTCTTTGTTAGATGCTCAACAGAAGGGTGAATTAGACTACGAAGATGAAGATGGGATACAATCACCAAGCTTATGTTTTATATGGGATTCTGTAGGGTCTGTGCCTTGTAAGATGACATATGATGGTAAGGGTGGTAAGCAACACAACGCATCTGTATTGTCAGACAAAATTGGTATGGGTATCAACCAAAGAATTTCTGGTTCAAGAAAGTCAGATTCTAAATGGGAAAATACTTTGATTATCATCAATCAACCTTGGGTTGAATTACCTGATAATCCATTTGGTCAACCAAAGATTATGGCTAAAGGTGGAAACGCTGTATGGTTAAACTCATCATTGGTATTCTTATTTGGTAATCAAAAGGGTGCTGGAACAACTAAGATTACTGCGACTAAAGACAAAAGAAGTGTTAAGTTTGCAGTAAGAAGTAAAGTATCTGTGTTGAAGAATCACATCAATGGATTAGGATTTGATGATGGTAGAATCATCGTTACACCACACGGGTTCTTGGCAGGAAAAGAAGCGTCTGAGGAGAAAGCTTCAATTGAAAAATACAAGAAGGAGTATGCTGAATATTGGAAAGATATTATCGGAACAGACGGTGACTTTGACTTGAAAGAAGAAAGAGAAGATTAGTAACCTTTAAATAAACTATGTGTCTAAAACTTTATTGGTAGATGGTGATAACCTTTTTAAGATTGGCTTTCACGGTGTTAAAGAACTTTATAATGATGGGGCTCACGTTGGGGGTGTTTATCATTTTATTAATACTCTTCGCCGATTCTTGGATGAACACAACCACGACAAAGTCGTAGTCTTTTGGGACGGAGATTCCAATTCCTCAATTAGAAAAGCAATATATCCTCAGTATAAGGGAAACCGGAGACAGGATATGAATGAATACAAATACGAGTCTTACTTGCAACAAAAGGCAAGAGTGAAGACGTATTTGGAGGAGGTGTTCGTGCGACAAGTTGAGATGATAAACAATGAAGCCGATGACCTTATCGCTCACTATTGTAAGATAGCCACAGAAGAAAAGATTATTATATTTTCTGCAGACAAAGACTTAACCCAATTGATATCAGAAAGGGTTACCATCTATTCTCCAATTCACAAACAATATTTCAAAAACGGTGACAAGATTTCAATTAACAAAGTAGACATTCCTCATCAGAATGTAACCGTGTGTAAAATCTTTACAGGAGACAAATCAGATAACATTGATGGTATCGAGGGTTTGGGTGAAAAAACCCTTGTTAAATTATTCCCACAAATGTTGGAAAAATCCTGCAGTGTCGAAGAATTATTGGATAATGCCCAAAATATCCCGCAAAAGAAACCTATTAAAAGTTTATCAAATATTTTGACTGGTAAGACAAAAAGCGGTATACTTGGAGAAGAGTTCTACAGAATAAATTCCAAAATTGTTAACCTTCACGAACCTCTAATCACAGATGAGGGTAAACAATTGGTAGAACAAATTCACACCGATACAATTGACCCCACCGACAGAGGATATAAGAATTTAATGAGACTGATGATGGAAGACGGTCTCTTTAATTATCTACCTAAGAATGATGAGGCTTGGGTAAACTTCCTTAAACCTTTCATGAAATTAACAAGAAAAGAAAAACGAAAACTATGATTGATTATTCCATATCTGAAAAGTTTAAAGTTCAATACAGAACCGCAAAACCTTTCCCATATATTGTAATTGACAATTTTTTACCTGAATTTTTATTACAATCATGCTTAAACGAAATAAAAAAACATGATGAATGGTATACCAATCAACTAGAATGGGTTGAAAAATTTGAAGTTAATAAGTTGTTTTATCCTACAGATAATACAGATATGACAGAATTCTCTCAAAAACTTCCAATTACCAATATGGTTACTGAATATATGAATTCAGATAAATTCATAAAGTTTTTAGAAGATTTAACAGGATTTGAAAAGTTATATAGAGACCCAATAATGTTGGGAGGAGGAATCCATAAAATAAAAAAAGGTGGAAAGCTTTCTGTTCATATAGATTATAATGAACATCCTGGAAAAAAATGGAAAAGAAACTTAAACCTATTACTTTATTTAAATGAAAATTGGAAAAAAGAATGGGAAGGAAATTTAGAACTATGGGGAGGGGTCCCTTGGAAGAAAGAAATTGAGGTAGAACCTATATTCAATAGAGCAGTTATTTTTTCTATTGAAGACGCACCTCACGGACATCCAATACCATTAAACACACCTGATGATGTGTCAAGATATTCATTAGCGTTGTATTATTTTACTGATGAAGAAGTAAAACAAGGACATAGCGTCATATTCTATAAGGATGAAGACTTAGGAATAACAAAAAACAATAACAATATTTTTAAATAGAAAAACGAAACACAAACAAAAATTAAAACTATGAAAGAGCAAGACAGCACTAAGATGGAATTTTTGCTTACCTTAAACGACAACATCGTCGTTCAAAGATTCTTTAATGTAAGAGGGTATAACCCGAAAGCTAAAAACTCAGTTGAGTTGTATGAATACATTAAAGGACTCAAAGAAGAGCTTGACTATTATCTTAAGATGAAGACGGTTATCTACATGATGGATAACAAAGAATCTATTATTCACGACCCAAAGATTATGGAGACTTCATTCACTGAAGGACCTGAAATTTTCAACCTCTATGTAAAGGTTGGAGAACAGACAATTTGTCAGAGAATTTTTGATGGAAAAAAGTTTCCGCCTAAAGTTCGTTATACGGTTGACGTAAGACCATTTTTGAAAGATGTTCTTCGCGAATTGACTGACATTTTTTCAAACAATGAATTAAGTTACGATTATTTGGAATTTGATTTAAGTAAGTAAGTATTTAATAATATAGAGGGGTAAGTTACAATTTATGAATAAGAATTTCGATTATTTAGGCAATCAGTTTCAGATACAATTATTAAACCAAATCATAGAGGACAAGGAATTTTCTTCATCTATAATGGATGTAATTGAATCTTCATACTTTGATAACAAGTATTTCAAAATCATCATTCAGATGATTAAAGAATATTTCAAGAAATATGAATCAACTCCCAACTTTGACACATTAGAACAAATTGTTAAGTCTGAGGTTTCACAGGAACTCGTCGCTAAAATTGTTTTAGATACCCTTAAACAAGTTAAAGAAGCTCCATTCGAAGGAACAGTATTTGTTCAGGAGAAGGCTTTGAAATTCTGTAAACAACAAGAGTTACAGAAGGCTATGGATAGGGCTCAGAAAATCATCACTGAAGGTGACTTCGAATCTTATGACAAAGTCGAGGGATTAGTTAGAGAAGCTTTACAGGTAGGTCAAACAGACAAAGGAACATCAGATATCTTTACAGGATTAGAAACCGTGTTAGATGAAGACTATCGTCATCCTATTCCAATGGGTATTCCAGGTATTGACAAATTACTTAAGGGTGGCTTGGCTAAAGGTGAGATTGGAGTTATCTTAGCA